TTCAGCTGAGTACAAACAAGAGTCAGCCAAAACTGACGGTATGTCCAAAGGCCCCGCCACTCAAGGCGCTGGCGGCAACGATGGCAACATCGACGCTATGGGCAAACGTGGCGGCAAAGAGTACGCCCAGATGTCTGCAAAGACGGACGGAATGTGCAAATAAGGATTGACGAAAGGGTTGCCCGGTGCCTTGCACTGATGCGCACCCCAGAGATGCAACCTTTGGTAGAATTTTTGAAATCGCGGCGTCAAGAGACTCTCGAAAGACTTGGCGAAGCAACAGGTGAAGAAATGAAGTCCCGGCTCCAGGGCCGGAACCTCGAACTCAAGGAAATCCTTGAGATGGTGGATCAAGCGGAAACGCTGGTCGCCAAAACCCGTAGGTGACAAGCAGACCGTTAAGTCGGAGCGCGACACCGCAACATTAACCAAGTAGCAGACCGTAAGCGAACTTGGACTGACCGTAAAGCCGGAGTCCTAGAGCGTAGTCGGAGCGAAGGAGATAGAGATATGGCATTGCCACGAGCTATTCAGCAACAAGTTGATGACGCAGATGCGTTTGTAGCCCAAATGACAGGACAGACCGATAACACGGAGACTGTTCCAAATTTAGACCCTCAACCCCCGGCTGATCCGCCGCAGCAGCATGTCTCGCAAGAGCCGCAACCAAAATCGGTATCCGAAGAAACGTGGGAACGCAAGTACCTTACGCTCAAGGGTATGTACGATGCAGAAGTGCCACGCTTGCACTCGCAGATGAAGGAACTGAATGTCCAAGTTCAGACCCTAATCGCAGAGAACGCCTCGTCAAAAGCACAGCAAGCATACGAACAACCGAGTACGGCCAAGACTCTTATCACTGAACAAGACAAAGAAGCATTTGGTTCTGATCTGTTGGATTTGATCGACCGTGCGACTGAACAGAAAGTAGCGGGATTCCGCGACCGAGAAAGTCAGTTGCTTTCGGAAGTGAACGAACTGAAGAGCAAGCTTGGGAACGTGAGTGAACGGCAAGGTGTTTCCGATAAAGATCGGTTTCTGTCTGCGCTGTCTGCACAAGTTCCTGATTGGGAAGCCTTAAACGTAGACCAAGGTTTCCTGTCATGGTTGGCAGAGGTTGATCCCATTTATGGGCTACCCCGCCAGTACGCATTGACAAATGCTTATGAGGCATTTGACGCAGCCAGAACGGCTACGATTTTCAAGCAGTACAGAAACATGATTGCTCCTCCTACGCAACAGCGACAGCCGAATCTTCAAAGTCAAGTAGCGCCGACCCGCTCCCGTTCGACGCCTGCTACTACTTCGGCTGGAGAAAAACGAATCTATTCCTCACAGGAAGTTTCGGATTTTTACAACGAGTGGATCAAAGGCCGGTTGACAAACGAAGAGGCGGTGAAAATGGAAGCAGAAATCAACGCCGCCCAAGCCGAAGGCCGTATTCGTTAAACGACCCACGCATGGCGGTACTCATCAAAAGTTTTTTAACTGAAGAAGGAAGTAGCCATGTCTACAATTACCGCAGCAGCAGCCTATCCGATTAACTCTGGCGGTTTCAACACCCCCGGTGGTCAAGTAGCCTATTCCGGCACCGCTTATTCGGGTACGTTTATCCCCGCCCTCTGGTCTGGCAAGCTGGCCCAGAAGTTCTATGCCGCCACCGTTTTTGGCGAAATTGCCAACACCGATTGGCAAGGTGACATCACCGGCATGGGCGACACCGTGATCATCAACACGATCCCCACCATCACGATCAACAGCTACAGCATCGGCCAGAATCTGGCTTATGAAGTGCCTGCTCCCAGCACCATCACTTTGGTGATCAACAAGGGCAAGTACTTTGGCGTGAACGTGAACAACGTTTTGGAACTGCAAGCCAAGCCCAAGTTGATGGACATGTTCACCAACGACGCCGCCATGCAGATGAAGATTCAGATCGACAAAGACGTTCTGTATACCAACTTCAACCAAGGCGCTGCCGCCAACCAAGGCGCTACCGCTGGTGCAATCTCTGGCGCGTTCAACCTGGGCACCGATCTGGCTCCCGTCACGTTGACCGCCTCCAACATCCTGTCAAGCATCACTGCTTTGTCCAGCGTGTTGGATGAGAACAATGTGCCCGAGACCGACCGTTGGTTGATCCTCACCCCCACCGAGCGTCAGATCCTGATGCAATCGAACTTGGCTCAAGCCCAGTTCATGGGTGACGCTGCCAGCGTGTTGCGTAACGGCAAGATCGGCATGATCGACCGCTTCAGCGTGTATGTCTCCAACCTCGTCCCCCGTGGCGCTGTTGGCAAGACCTACATGAACCCCAACACCGGTACTGATGCTGTTTTGTCTAACGCGTTGAAGCGTCACGCTGTGATTGCAGGCCACAAGTCTGCCATCACCTTTGCGTCTCAGATCGCTAAGGTTGAGTCCTTGCAGAACCCCAACGACTTCGGTACGTTGGTTCGTGGTTTGAACGTCTACGGCACCCAAGTCGCTCAAGCAAACGGCTTGGCCTTGTTGCAAGTCGCAGGCTAAAGAATAAGGCGGGGCTTCGGCCCCGTCTCTTTAAACCACCACACATAGGATTTATCATGTCTCAAGAATCAAAGATCATCGGACAAGGTATATGGGCTGAGGCTGCACAACAGTTGATTGCTGGTGACGTTTTGACTGGTCAAGTCACTAGCGCCACTACGCAAGCTACTGCTGTTGCAATCACTGCCGATATCACTGTATTCGCTACCGTTGCCTCTACTGGCGCAGCGATTTTGCCAGCTGGCAGTGGAGCCGCTGATATCCTCATCCTGAATGGCCAAGCTACCAACGCTTTGATCGTGTTCCCACCAGTCGGCGGCACTATCAATGGCGGTTCAGCCAACGCATCTTACTCACAAGCCGTTTCTAAATGTGCTCGTTACGTAACTGCTGATGGCTTGAACTGGTACGCCATGATTTCGGCCTAATCAAATAGGGGCTTCGGCCCCTATTCATCGAAAGAAGTTGCATGGGTACAGTTACCGCAGGCACAATTATCAGCAAAGCTGCCACACAGCTTATTGACATCTCTGGGGTTCGCTGGACAAGAGCAGAACTTCTGGGATGGCTTAATGATGGCCTGCGGCAAATTGTGGTCATGCAGCCTAATGCCTCAGCTACAAGAAGCGCGGTACAACTTGCAGCTGGCACAAGACAGACACTGCCTAGCGGCGGATGGATGCTTCTAAGCGTTTATCGAAATATGGGCACGACTGGCACGACTCCTGGCCGTGCTGTTCGTATCAGTTCGCGTGAGTTGTTGGATGCGTTCAATCCAAATTGGCATACGGCCACGGCTAGTACGACAACCACAAATTACATTTACGACCTTCAAGATCAAACGGCGTACTACGTGTACCCGCCCAGCACTGGGACAAACTATCTTGAGATCAACTACTCAATGCAGCCGACTGACTTGACGTCTGAGTCGCAAGTAATTCCTGTGTTTGATGTGTTCCAAGGCCCGCTGCTTGACTACATGCTGTTTAGAGCTTGCACCAAAGACGCCGAGTATGCTCCTGGTATTGCTTTGGGGCAGATGTATCTGACAACGTTCACTGCTGCCACAGGTGTTAAAGAGCAGTCCGAAATGAGAGGATCGCCAGAGTTGGCTCTGCTTCCACGTAACCCTTCTTTACCTGGATCAATGTCATGAGTGAAGTTGCGTACGACTTGTTTTTGCCAGAAGTTATGCAGTTTGTAAAAGATGTGCCAGAAGTTGTGGCGCTTAATGCAATCCGCAATTCTTGTATTGAGTTTTGCCAGGAAACCAGGTATATCCAAGAAAACCTTGACCCTATAGCGGGTATTTCTGGGGTTGCAGTGTACGAGCTTGAGCCGGACGGCAACTACAAAATTGCAGACATTGTCGAAGCTTGGTACGGAGATGTCTTTTTGGTTCCACGAGCCATTGAGCAGTTGACACAGATTTACCGAACAACCAATTGGAATACGTTGGCGGGGAACCCCTACTATTATTTCAGACCATCTTCACAAGAAGTGCAGTTGGTTCCGTATCCTCAAGTCACGCAAGCCAACCAAATTAAGTTGCGGATTGCCCTCAAACCAACTCGCTCATCTACAACGATTCGAGAAGAAATATACGAACGATTCCTTGAGGATATTGCGTATGGGGCAAGGGCGCGTTTGTACAATACTCCAAACCAGCCATACTACGACCTCAGAACATCTCTTGACTACTTGAAGAGATTTAACGACGTGATGGCGGATGTGCGCACGCAAGTGAACAAAGGTTTGACCCGTGCGTCTGTTGCGATTGAATTCCAGAGGCTTGTATGACTGACAAAATTAAACTGGTCACGAATGACACACGCCCTGCACTGGTGTGTAACATCACAGATAGCACTACTGGAGCAGCAGTTGTTTTAACAGGGGCTACTTCTCGTTTGTATTTTCGAGCAGTTGGGTCGTCCACGTTGCAGGCCACGGTTGTAGGGTCTATTACAGACGGGCCAAACGGACAAGTTACCTTTTACCCAGCCTCGGCCCCTGTGATGCTGCAAGGCGCAGCCGGGGACTACGAAGGTGAGATTGAAATTACTTTCTCCGACGGGCAAATCCAAACTGTGTATGACGTACTGAAGTTCAAGTTACGCGAAGACTTCTGATGGCAGACACCTCCCTACGCGCCAGCGTCACTTTTGTAAATCTTTCAAGGACTGCCACTTATGTAGTGCCAGTGTCCGAGATTGCTTACATTTTGTTGTCGTCTTCAGCGCGTATGGACACAAGCGGGTTGTTTAGGTTTAGCGCGGAAACAATTGGAATTGCCGATAGTTCGGTCTTGACGTTTTCCAAACCCCTTACTGATTCCTCGACTATTGCAGACATCTCTGCGTTGTCGTTTGTTCCCGCTGCAAAAACTGAATCTGTTACATTGTCCGATAGCAGCGTAAAAACTTCACAACTTGGAAAGACAGAAACTATTTCTGTTGCCGACACAAAGGCCCTAGCGTTTACTCTTGGGACTGTTACTGAAAGCCTAGCAACAAATGATTCCCCGGCTTTGAATTTTCAAAAGCCAGTTGCTGAAACAGTTTCTTTTAGTGATAGCGCTTTGGTAATGTTAATTTATATTCGAGACGTTTTTGACACGTTGACTTTGTCAGACACATCGTCTTTGTCTTTTGCCCCAGCTATTAAAGTTGAGACTGTTACTTCTGGGGACTCAAGTTATTACGCCTTTGATCAGTTTTTGACTGAAGCGTTTGCAATGAATGACCTTGCCGATGTTGGCGATGGTATTTCTTTTGAATTCATTGACTTTACAGCCAATGTTGTTACGATTACGGAAGCGGCAGTGATCAGTACTGCTTCTTCTGCAACAGATTCTTTTTCATTGTCGGACGCAGGAGTGGGGTCGATACAAGATTATTGTGACATCACATATTTTGCTGAAGACTACGTGGGAATTCAGTTCACTTTTTAACAGGAGAAGTTCATGTTGAACGATAAACTTACAGTCACTGGCAACGTCTTCGTCAAAGTTTTTGACGCACAAGGCAATGTCAAAGACTCTCGTGAATTCAAAAATTTGGTTGTTACCGCAGGCAAGACCTTTATTGCGTCTTCAATGCTCAAAACGACCAATTCGCCAGCAGCCATGACGCACATGGGATTGGGGACGGGTACTACCGCAGCAGCGGTTGGTGATACCGCGCTGGAAACCCCAATTTCAGGTTCACGGGTAACTTTTTCGTCAGCGACTTCGTCTACCAACGTTGTTACTTACGTAGCCAGTTTCCCAGCTGGTACTGGTACTGGCGCTGTTACCGAAGCCGGTATCTTCAACGACCCAACAACTGGAACCATGTTGTGCCGTACGGTGTTCTCAGTTGTCAACAAAGGCGCAAATGACGCCATGAGCATCACCTGGCAAATCACCGTCTCCTAATTGGGGTGTCTAGATGTCAACAATTGTCACTCGTGCAGGTAAAGGCTCGCCGTTAACCAATACGGAAGTCGATGCCAACTTTGTAAACCTGAATACTGATAAGTATCAGGCTGGCGGGGCATTGGGGACACCTGTGTCTGCGACACTGACCAACGCTACGGGGTTGCCCCTTTCTACTGGTGTTACTGGCACTTTGCCTGTTGGCAACGGCGGTACAGGGCTTACAACTGCAACTGGCGTCTTGGTTGGTGCAGGTTCTACGGTTTCTGCGGTAGCTGCGGGCACAGTGGGCAACTTGCTGACTTCAGACGGTACGACTTGGACTTCTGCTGCGGCTCCAGCCGGTATGATTTACCCCGGTTCGGGCATTCCAAATTCCACAGGAACAGCGTGGGGTACTTCATATAGCACAACTGGCTCCGGCACTGTGGTTGCTTTGGCAACCTCACCAAGTTTTACAACTCCCTCTCTCGGTACGCCAACGTCAGGCAACTTTAGCACGGGTACGTTCACTTGGCCCACGTTTAACCAGAACACAACCGGTTCCGCTGCTTCAGCTACCAATGCAACATTGGCAACTACGGCTACGTTGGCAACTACGGCTACTCTGGCTACTACGGCTACCAGTGCAGGTTCAGCCACCAACGCAACCTTTGCTTCGTCTGCCACCAACGCGACTTTTGCTTCGTCTGCCACCAATGCAAGCGCAGCCACTAACGCAGGCTACGCTACAAACTCAGGCTACGCTACAAATGCTGGTAGGGCGTACCCTAATCGATCTGATGGTAACGGCATTAACTTCTATTGGTCTGGCCAAGGCGGGCAACCCACTTGGCTTTGGGGTGGCAACGATGGCATTAATTTTTACGTCTATAACCCCAGTAATTTTTCTGTATCTCAGGCATCTTATGCGGGTTCGGCAGGTTCCGCATCTAACGCTACCTATGCGGGTTCGGCAGGTTACGCTAGCAATGCAGGTTACGCTAGCGGTGCAGGTTACGCTAGCAGTGCAGGTTACGCTAGCAATGCAGGTAACGGCATTACAATAACTTCTGGCTCACCCGGTTATTACGGGGCAAGGTCGTGGGTTAACTTTAACGGCACGGGTTCTATATCTATTCGCGCAAGTGTTAACGTGTCTAGCATTACCGATAATGGCACAGGAAAGTATGGGGTTAACTTCTCTACTGGGATGCCTGATGCAAATTATTGCATAACAATAATGGGTTTGGTTGCAACTGCGTCCAACACTGTTAATAACCCTACTAGTATTACTACGGGAACTATAAATATCGACCATGTAGAAAATAATGCATATGTTGATTCTTCAAGTATGTATGTTGCTGCTTTCAGATAAAAGGACTAATCATGAGCACCCCCTTGATGGGCCGTCTAATTGCTGTTTTGTTTTTGAGCCGAGAACTTGCTCATCGTGAACATTTGCGGACTACCAGTTATGCAAAACACATAGCGTTAAATGCTTTTTATGATGGCATTATTGAAATTGCCGACAGCATTGCCGAAGCCTATCAAGGAAGGTATGGGGTAATTGACACCATACCTATGTTAGACGCCCCTGCTCCCGGAGAAATTGCGGATGTACTCGAAGGACAACTGACGTTAGTCGAACAACTACGTTACACTGCTGTTGACAAGCAACAGACTGCGGTTCAAAATTTGATTGATGAAGCAGTTGCCTTGTATTTGAGCACTTTATATAAATTGCGAACGTTCGAATAAGGACACTTTGCTATGCCAGTACTTTTTTCAAATAATGCATCTGCACCGCTTGCATCGTCAATTTCTTCTTCGGCCACCACAATAGTAGTGACTACTGGGCAAGGTGCGCTATTTCCTGCAATTACAGGAACAAATTATTTTTATGCCACTCTGACAAACTCTAGCAATCAACTTGAAATTGTAAAAGTTACTGCGCGTTCGTCAGATAGTTTTACAGTAGTTCGCGGGCAAGAGGCAACTACCGCTCAAGCATATGCAGCAGCTGATAAGCTTGAACTGCGAGTAACTGCTGCCGGGCTTAATGCCATGGTTCAATTTGATGCGGCGACCGCAGCTAACGGAGCAGTTGCGTACAGCACAGGGACTTTACAGTCTTACACTGCTGCTGGAACCGCTGGACAAATACTGTCTTCCGCAGGTGCTTCGTCGCCCGTTTGGATTGCTCAGTCGGCTATTGCTGCCGGGTCAGCTACCAACGCTGGGTTCGCTACCAACGCTGGGTACGCTACCAACGCAGGGACTGCCAACAGTGCGTCGTTTGCTACCAACGCAGGGTATGCCACCACTGCGGGGTACGCTACCAACGCAGGTACAGCAACCCTGGCAACTCTTGCAACTTCAGCTACGGCCCTTACAACGGCATCGGGTTCAGCACCTAGTTACTCAGCAAGGGCGTGGGTTAACTTTGATGGCACAGGTACTATATCTATTCGTGCCAGTGGAAATGTATCTAGCATTTCCGATCTTGGCGCAGGAGTGTATGGGGTTAACTTTTCCACTGCAATGCAAGATGCAAATTATTGCGTACAAGTAGCGTCTTTGGTTACAACCGCGTCCAACTCTTTTAATAATATTACTAGTATTACTATGTCAGCTATAAATATTCACCACGTAGAAAATAATGCATTTGTGGACACTACAAGTATGTATGTTGCTGCTTTCAGATAAGGAAAAACCATGAACTCAAGAATCATTTACCCAACTGACGATGGCGGAGTTGTTGTCGTTATTCCTGCCGCTGAGTGCGGTTTAACGATTGAAGAGATTGCGGCGAAAGATGTACCCGCTGGCAAGCCCTTCAAGATCGTGGATGTGTCTGACATTCCAACAGACCGCACATTTCGCAACGCATGGGAGTACCAAGAATGATTACCATCAACTTCAATAAAGCTAAAGTTATTGCGCATGAAAAGCGCCGTCTAGCCCGTGCAGACGAATTTAAACCGTATGACGAGGCTATTGCCAAACAAATCCCTGGCCAAATGGAAGGGGCTGAAACCGCTCGTCAACTCATTCGAGACAAATACGCAGTTATGCAGACCCAAATTGATGCTGCTGACACAGTAGACAAAATAAAAGCAGCCATGCCATAACAGGGGTAAAAAATTGATCCGCTCACCCTTTTGGCAATGGCGAATGGTTGCGTTGCAGCCATCAGAAAAGGGTGCGAACTTTACAAAGAGGTAAAGGGAACTGTTGCTTCTGCTCAAAAAGCAGCCAAGGAAGTTCAGGCAATTGCGGAGGAAGTGGGAGGGTTCTTCGGGTTCTTCAAAAAGAAAAAACCTCAAGCAGCTGCCCCTGTTGCTGCGCTTAAGCCAAAAAAGGCTGAACCAGAGGTTTGGGATGAAGGTCGGGTAGTGGCTGATTTGGCGGCAAATCTGTCTCAGTTCTTCAAAGTTCAGCAACAACTTGCTGACCATATCAGAGAAGAAGAAGAAAAGTCCAAGACTGTTTATGACCCCAATCAAAACATCATGGAGTCAGCGCTAAACAGAGAGTTGGCAAAAACACAGTTTGAAAAACTGGCCAAAGAAATTCGTGAGATCATGGTGTACCAGTCCCCGCCTGAACTGGGGAATTTGTACACACGAGTCAACGCAATGAGAGTGCAGATCATTGGGGAACAGGAAGAAGCAAGGCTGGCCCAAGAAAAGAAACAACGAGAGGTTGAATGGCAACGCAGAAAGGTAATCAGCGCAATCCAAGACAAGGCAATCTACGGGGTAGCCTGTTTAGTGGTCGTCCTTTACCTAGTCCTGTTCTTCAGCCTTCTAATAATGGATCGAAAAGTAAGATGGGGTTTTTAGTTGCGTTAGTTGCTATGGTGTTGGTATTTGTCCTGCTGCTACCGCTGCTGGGAAGCATTTACTATGACACATTGGCTGCACAAAAGGAGAGCAAAATGCAAATTGAGCGCATGGAAAGACTGCGTCAACAACTTGAATATGAGCGCCAACAAATGGACAGGCAACGCAATGAACAAAAATAAAGTCATGTGGTGTGCAATGATTGGTTTGCATAAGACCGTCATGATGATAGGTATTATATTTTTGCTTGTCGGGTGTGAAGACCGCTACCGATACACTTGTCAAAACCCAGACAACTTTGACCTTAAAGAATGCCAAAAACCTCGTTGCATGTTTACCCAGACATGCCCCGAATATCTTGTTGCTCCAGTGCTTGAAAAAAAGGTGGAACCCGATGTTGTCAAAAAATAAACTCACCCCCGAAGAAATCGAAGTCCGCATCTGGGGCTTTGTTGTGGTGATGATTACCATCATTTTGTTCGGCATTGTGATTGCCTTGCTTTACAGCGTGACGTTTGTGACCCAACCAATCAAGTCAATGGCCCCCATTGATCAAGCCTACACAAAGATGCTGAACGATATCGTGTTGCTTATTGTTGGCGGCATTGGCGGCATCGTAGGCAAAAGAGCAGTGGGTGCGGTGTCTGCTGCAATCAATCCGCCCCCAGTAACTCCCCCGACTCCTGCCCCCGCTCCCGTTCCTGCCCCCGCTACTTCAACTTGGACATCATCTGGTGCTTTGCCAGCCTGGGTAAATCCCCCACTTGATGAAACCTGGGTTCCTCCGCCCCCACCCACAACACCGCCAGAGCACCTTGAACCTGAGCATGTTCGGGAAGAAATTGCAGCAGCA